GGTGACGGTCGCATCCGCCTCGGTGGTCAGCATCGCTTGCGCGGTCCCTTGGATCCCGGTCGCGAGGGTCGGATGATTCACCGTGCCCGACGAGGTGGTCAACGTGACGATCTGATCGGGCACGCCGGCGCCGGTGGCGGAGGTGACGCGGATGTTCAACAGGCTCTCGTGATTGCTCGTGGCCGTGTCGACCGTCAGCGCGATCGCCGTGGCCGGGGCTGCCGGCGGGGCCGGCGGCGTCGTGTCGGGATGGGTCGGCGGGGCACAGGTCCAGGCCAGGAGCACGCCGCCGATCGCGAGCGAGGCGAGACCGATTGTTCTGGGCGTCACGGTCAGCGTATCGGCGGGTGCGGACGCGGCCGTGCGGGGGCAACTTCAGTGGCAACTTTCGCCCCTCGTTGTGGCGTGTTGCGGCGTGGTTGGATCCGTCCACGTCTGCGGGTTTAGGCCGGAAAGACTGGCGTCCCCAACGGGATTCGAACCCGTGTTTTGGCCTTGAAAGGGAAACAACGTCTCACGCTTTCGTTCGGAGTTTGCCGGGGGGGGCAACTCGCGGGGGCAACTTTCGCCCCACGCTCGCCTCAAACGCCTGCATCGCTTTGTGCTTCTGTTCCGACACCGCGGCGAGCGTGTAGCGCTCGGTCATCCGGATCGACGCGTGGCCGAGCAGCTCTTTGACGGCCTTGAGATCCCCGGTCTTGCGATAGAGCTGCGTGCCGAACGAGTGGCGGATGTCGTACGGGACTGGCGTCTCGATGTGGGCGTACGCCGCCGGGTGCGCGCGGATGGCGAGCCGATCGTCGCCCGTGCGCATCGCGAGCCACGCCTCCCGCCACATGCGCGCCATCGGGGCCCAGGTGAACCGGCCCCACGCCTCGCGCGCGTCGAAGGTGGCGAGCGCCGCCGTCGCTGACCGCCCGAGCGGGAGCGTGTAGGGTTTCGTGCCGCGCCCTTTGTCCGTGCCGGGCACCATCAACAGCCGGCGCCGGGGATCCCAGGCCGCCGGCGTGAGCCGCATGATCTGGGACTGCCGGAGGCCCGTGTACGCCATCACGCGCAGCCGCGCTTCGGTCTTGCACGCGGGGAGCAGCGCGAGCGTCTGTTCGATCTGCGCGTAGGGCACGCCGCGCGGCAGCGCCTCGGGCGGCCGGAACTTCGGGATCTCGCGGACCGGATTCGATCCGCCCTTCCCGTCGAGCGCGTGATAGAGCGCGAGGAGGGCCGTCCGCCGTTTGTTGCACGTGTCCGCCGCGAGCCCGCCGGCGCGCCAGCTATTCAGCACCCGCGCGAGATCGTCGCGGGACACCGTGGATCGCGTGGTGTCGGGGCCGAGCGCGTCCACCCAGAGCTGCAGATGGCGCGTGCGTTCCGCGTGGCCCGGTCGGCCGGCGAAGTAGTCGACGAGATAGCGGGCCACGTCCGCCGCGAGCGATCCGGCCTGCGTCGCCCGATGCCCGGCGCGTTGGCGCGCGCGCGCAGTGGTCAGTTCGGCTTCGACGTCGGCTTGCGGCGTGCTCGACGGGAAGCGCTGTTGATAGAGCGCGCCGTGGACGCGGAGGCTGATCCGCCAGCCCTTCGCGCCTTTCGTCAGCCCGCGCGGGTAGCGAGCGGATCCCATGAGGGTCAGTGTTCGAGCTGGGCGAGCATGTCAGCGACGAGACTTTCGAGCACGAGCACTGCGGCCGGCCGCTTGATCGCGAGGCGCTGCAGCATGTTCCCCAGGGAGTCCAGGGGCAGCGGGCGATCGGGCCAACTGGGCGGCTTGTTGTTCAGCGTCGCGCGTGAGGCGCTCAAGGTCAGCACGCGCGCGGCGGTACGCTGGACGCGAGTCGCGGGGAACGGGATCACCTTGGTCAGCATCGTCCCTTAGAGCAAGGGCAGCGCCATCGCGTTTCCCTGCGGAACCCGCTCGACCCTTCCGCGACGTGTCCGACTTTGGCGCACGGTCGGTCCATTCCGTGTAACGCCGCACCAGCGCGCGGAGCCGACGCTCGGCGTCCGCCGGGCGGAGCGTGGCCAGGCGTCGGACGAGATCGTATTCGGTCTCGACATTGATCAGCAGATCCCAGGGCTGGCAGCCGAGCGCGTCCGCGTGTCTCAGGAGCGTTGGCAACAACGGGACGCGCCACTGCCGTTCGATGTTGTAGATCGTGGCGGCGTACTTCGACTCGAGCCGCTCGGCGAGCGCCAGGACCGTCTTGCCCTTCGCTGTCCAGAGATGCCGCCGGAGTTCCCGAAAGCGCTGGCCATACGTCACCGCTCTAACAAGTCTGGCCCCCCAACATCCGGCCATGCAATACTTTGCGGATTGCGGCAATTTGTTGTGGACAACGTAGTGGACATCGCACTATAGTCCTCGGCGCATGCCCAAAAACAAACGCCTTCGAGTGCTCCGCGCCGAACGCGACCTCTCGCAGATGGATACCGCGGCGCGGGCCAAGATCGGACTGTATCGGTACTGGCAGATCGAGAACGGCTACGTGGAGGCGAGACCCGACGAACGCGAACGCTTGGCGAGAGTGTTCAAGGTTACTCCACCGGACGTCTTCCCGGAAGCCGACGCGATCGCGTCATGACGCGCCCGCCGCCGCGGCCGTTAAAAGGCTGGCGCACCGTGAAGGAACTCGCGGCGGAACTCCGCTTCCCGTCCGAGGATGCGTGCCGCGCGTGGCTGCGCCGCCACGGCATTGTGTCAGTACGCCGCGGACGGATCATCCTCGTCGACGGCCTGGACGTCGATGCCGCACTCCGGAAGGCCAGCTAACAGGGGAAGGAGAAGCGAAACCAGAGACCGCGGACCCGCCTACCAAGCTATCCGCGGCCCCCGCACCGCACGACAGTCGACGGAGCTTAGGAGGCCGTCTCAGCCATGCAGACATCCAGAGTACAACAGCCAGATTCGCGTCGCAATCGCGCGGGCTCGTGGTTTCTCGGGACCCCGGAACCGCTGCCGGATTACCGGCGGCTGACCACGGGCGCCGTCGCCCGGATGTTGGATGTGACCCCGCGGTGGGTGCGGTGGCTCGCTGCGCATCGGCAGCTCGCGTGTGAGCGGACGCGATCGGGCGTGGCGCTCTTTCGCGAAGGCGAGGTCCTGCGGTTTATGGAGCAGCAAGCGAAGACGCGGGCAGGGAATCGCGCCCAGCACCTGCGGGCGGTGCGACTCCGCATGCTCCAGGTCGGCGGGCACCGGCAACCGCGGCTGCGCCTGGTCGAGTCATGACCGGGGGCGAAAGGGCACTTCCGCATGCGGAAGTGAAACCCCCCGGATTCTGTAGGGAACGGAACGGAGTCCGATAAGCCACGCTATGTTGCCTGTGATCACCCCCCGCGAAAAAGAACTGCTCGCCCAACAAGCCGATTGCGTCGGCTGGGAGAGCACCGCGGAGTCGGTCCGCCGGTACCTTCGGACCGGGAAGGAGACACCGGCCACCGTGATCCGCACGTCGGTGTGCGCGTCCGCGTTTGGCTGGCAGCGATTACCGGGGTGGTCAGTGGTGCGGCCGACGTTGCCGCGGCCGTCGCGGGCCGCGCGCCGGGTGCAGATTGACGCCTGGCTGAAGGGTCGGATCACATGATCCCCCTGCCCACCGGATCCACCCCCGCGGCCTGTCGCCGCCAACTGCAGCAGTACGTGCAGCAGCTCGCGATCGCGTGGGATTCCGCGTCGGAGATCGGGCAACCGGACCATACCGCCCAAGACCTGGACGCCTTAGCGATCGCGTGTGACGCGCATCATCTGCCGGCGGAAGCGGCGCGGATCCGCCGCTGGTTGGGCCGGCCGACGCGCGAGCGAGGGCACGCATGATCTTCCAGGTCGGCGAGGCGATCCGCTACAAGCCGACCCCCGGCACGTACCAGGATGTGCTCGAAGCGGACGGCCGGTTACCGGGCGTCGTCGTCGGCCAGACAGACACGCGGGTCCGGGTCCGCCTGACGTTGCACAAACGCTACGGCGCCGAAGTCACCCGGGCGGTGGACGCGGCGTCGTTGATGCGGGAGCCGGAAGTATGACGGGACGTTTGATGCCGCAGGCCCGCTACGCCTCGGAGCTCTCCGTGGAAGAAGTCGCCTGCCTGGCCGCGATGGACGACGAGCACAAGCTCACCGTGGCGCACGCGATGCGCCTCGCCATTCTCGACGTCCGGCGCCGCGATCTCGCACTGCTGCAGGACTTGTTGACCGCGTGGGACACGGACCAGTTCGAACACTTCGAAGCCGCGTTCGAGCGGGTGCGGCGCGCGCTGGCGGACTTCGACCGGTGGCTCGCATCGGCGCCGAGTGTGGAGCGTCCATGACCTGGCCGGATGTCACGCTCGGGATCGCGACGGCGCTGAACGTGGCCGCCACGGCCGGCTACTGCTGGCTGATACAACGCTGGCGCGTGAAACTCGCCGCCCAGGATCGCTTGATCGAAAAGCTCTTGCCGTGCGCGGGGTTCGTGGCCTATCTCGCGCGGCCGGAGACCGGAGCGCCGGACTTCGTCCGGGAGCAGTGTGTGCGGATCTTGCCGCCTGGCGTGCGCGTCGAAGTCCATCCGATGCCCGCGCCCAACGGCCAGGTGCATTGAGATGGGGTAGTGAAAACCTGGATCTGGTTCGCTCTCGGCGGCGCCGGCGTGGTGATCGCCGGCCTGTGGATCTACTGGCGCACCCACCAGGAGTCCCCGGTGACGAAGACCTGGCGGGATGAGGAGTCGTACAGCAAGCGGGGCGATATCTGGTAAGGCGGTAATCGAACGCGAGTCCACGGGTCGGCGTGCGGGGCACACACGCCGATCGGGTGGATGTTGACGAGGAGGACGTAGGACGGCCGCGATCCGCGTGGCCCGACGAGATCAGAGCGGAGATCCCAGCGCCGCCCGTTTCCCGAATCGCGAAGTGTAACTGAAGGGAACCCGACCGCGCGGTCCCATTTCTGTGGGCACAGCGGACCGCGCGGGGGTGCGAGGGCGCGTCGAATGGCTAGCTCAACGGGAATATATTTCAGATCGAGATCGCGCGCAAGACGGCCGCGTCGCGCGTGAGTCGCGCGGCACTCGAGTACGTCGAAACCTGTACCCATCCGAAGGTGACTGATGTGGCCCGCGCTCTGCTCGCGGCGATCGCGCGTTTAATTCCGGACGGGGAGACCACGACGCCCCTGATTAGCATGGGCGCCCTCGCCACGCTGGCGCATCTCGATCGGCGGACGGTGTGGGCCTGGCTCCCGGTGCTGGTGGAGATCGGGGAAGTGCGCGTCGTGGACGGCGGGCAAGGGCGACGGGCCCGCTACACGCTCGCCCATGTGGTCGGCGCGGCGCCGCTGACGGACGTGCCCCTCCCGCTGCGGGCGGATCTCCGGGCGGTGCCTCCGCGTCGCGCCCGACCGGACGACACGACCGGCGATCTCTTCGCGGACCCGCCGTCCGTCCAATTAGCGAGCAACCCGCCGGCGCGTCCTCGATCACATGTAGGGCGTCAACATGTGATCACAAGGATCACAAGTTGGGTAAAACGCACGATCACCCGGATCACAAGTTACACAAGTGAGCCCGAACTTGTGATCGGTACTTGTGATCCTTGTGATCCGGCGCCTCCCCTTCCCCTAGACCCGCGCGCGCGCGCTACGTACAACAACTCACGTACCACAACAACAACACCGCCGGCGGCCGCCGAAAGCCCGCCGACCCGAGCGGCACCCCCCCCGTGTCGGTGGTTCGGCACCACGCACGCCTGGTGCGACGGCCGCGTGCACGTGCCGATGCTGTTTCACCTCGAGGAACGGCGGAAGCTCGCGCGGCAGCCCGGCGAGACGGACGCGGACCTCGACGCGCAGTTGTTCGCGCGCTACGCCCACGAGCTCGCCGCGATTCCGGACGCGCAGGCGATCCCCGATAAGACCGAGTTCGCGTTTTGGAAGCGCGTGCTTCGATCGGCTGAGCGCACCGCGCGGGGGTCGCCACGCGACGCGGACGACGGCCGGTTGAGTCGTCGGGAACTGGACGAAGCGCGCACGATTCGCAACCGGGTGTATGGCCGCTGTCCGCATGCCCCGCGCTGTCGTTCTGAGGAGGACTGTATCCGCGCGATCGCGATGGAGCGGCGCGAAGCCGCGTCGTAAGCAACCAAGTTCGGCGGGCTAGGGTGGCCACCCGACACGTGCGACTCCTGACGCACTGCCCGCCGATCACCTTCAGGGGGAGCCTTTCAGGAGGGCGCCGATGTCACACGTGCGGATGCCGTTTGGGAAGCACAAGGGCATGTTGTTGACGGAGTTACCGGACCAATACGTCGCCTGGCTCTTGACGCCGCCGGTCGAACTCCGCGAACCCCTGAAGCAATTCGTGATCGAGGAAGACGTGCGGCGGCAGCGCGTGCGCGAGGCGCACCGGGCCCGCGCGTCGGTGACCGAGGACGTGGTGATCGCTGCGCACGAACTCATTCGCCAGGGGCAGCGCGCGCTCACGCGGACCCGCCATCCCGACGCCGGCGGATCCGCCGAGGCGATGGCGGCCGTCAACAACGCGGCGGAACTCCTGCGGGCTCTCCTGAAAGAACTCAGTGGGCGCCATCAATGATGACTCGTGGCACGTGGAACTGGCCGCCATCTGGCGGCATGGCGGGCAGGCATGGCGGAGACTGACCTGTCGGCCTGGTGGACCGTGGACGAAACCGCCGCGCGGATCGGCTGCTCGAAACGGACCGTCGAACGGCTCGGGCGGGCCAAGAAGTTGGAACAGCGTCTCCGCCGCCAGGAGGGCACGCCGCCGGTGGCCGTCTACAACCCTGACGACGTGGCCAGACTCGCATCTGAGCGCCGTCCAGCCCCGTCGCCGTTCGTTTTACCGGCGGTCGGGACCGGGAACGGCCACGGCAGGCCCCATACAGCCCCTGTGGAGGCCCTCGCGCGGCCGGCCGACGACGCGATCCACCGGTTCTTCACGGAAGCCTTGCGCTACCTCCACGCCCTGCACCAGTCCCCGCCATCGCCGCCAGTGTCGGAGACGGTGGCGGAGACCCTCAGTCCGGACGAACGCGCGGCGCAGTACGTGACCGTGGCGGAGGCGGCCGCGATCAAACGGCTCTCACAGGCGTATCTCCGGCGGGCGATTGCCGACCAGCGCGTGCCGGCGATCCGGGATCGGGGCTGGCGGATTCGACGACGGGATTTGGAGGGGCTGTAAATGCCGAAAACCCAATCCGACCCGCCGCTGGAGCGTCTGATCCGCCAGACCACGATGACCAACGTGCTGCTGGCGGCGGGGCTGCGGCAGCACATGAGTCAAACCGATATCGTCGCGCTCTTGAAAGGCACGGGCGCCTCCCTCCAAGAGATTGCCGAAGTGCTCGGCACGTCGTACGCCACGATCGCGGTGACCTCACAGCGCCTGCGGAAACGGGCGAAAGGAGCGACGGATGTCGAAGAAGAAGCAGTCGCCCGCGGCGACGTGGCCGCGGCGGATCTACGTGAAGCGGGAGACGGACCGGAACGATCCTGACGCCTCGTATTTGCTGGCCGACGAGACGACGGAGGCCATGGAGGACGGCGATGCGGTGGCGATCTACGACTTCCGGGAAGTCAAAACGAAACGCGTCACGCACACACTCGACTAACCGGAAATCCTTCGCGATCCCCAAGCGCGACCTGCCGCGGTGGACTGGCCGAGACGCGGTCCTGAGTCCAGGCTGGCGGATTCGACGACGGGATTTGGAGCAGCTCTGATGAAGTACTTGGACGCCGCGGCCGACATCAGCGAGGACGGGGTGTATCGCTATTCCCTGTCGCGTCGGTTGTCGATGGGCGAGCGCTTTGTGCTCTTCGTCGGGCTGAATCCGTCCACGGCGGACGGCTCACAGGATGACCCGACGATCCGCCGCTGCGTCGGCTTCGCGCGCGCGTGGGGCTTCGACTGGCTGTTGATGGGGAACATCTACGCGTATCGGGCAACGAAACCGAAGGTGATGTGGGCCGCGGCCAAGCAGGGCGCCGAGGAGATCTATGGCCCCTTGAATCAGGACACGCTCAAGTGGATGGTGCATAAGGCGGACCTCATCGTCGCGGCGTGGGGGCGCGCCCGTCTCGACTGCTACGGCGCGTCGCTCGCGGGTTGGATTTTGTCGCTCGAACACACGCGCTGTCTGGGGCGCAATCAGGACGGCTCGCCGAAGCATCCCCTGTTTGTCCACGGCACGACACCGTTGGAACGGACCATATGAGAGGCTGGCGGATTCGACGGAAGGATTTGGAGGGGCTCTAAAGTGAAGAACGAGCACATCGTGTGGGCCTATGGGAAGGACGGCGATGGTCGACAGGTCGTGATGATCGGGCTCACAAACACCGGTCTGAACTACCTGCGAGCTACGCCGGGGATGACGCTGTTGGCCCAACCGCCGCCTGGTATTCGGTTCGCCGACGTCTCGCACGTCGTGGTCTTTCACGAGACGACGAAGGAAGCCATCAAGGCTCTACTACGACAGTCCGGCATGGTCATCAGCGAGGCGCATTGAAATGAGAACCGGCGTCTATCGGAAGATCGAAGGCCGGACCGGCGTCGGGATGCTCTACGAGTTCGACTGCCTGTGTCGCCATCACACGACGGGCGAAGAGATGGTCGTCTACATCCCCTTGCGCGTCGAGCCGGAGTGGGCAGGCACCGTCCGCCACTGTGTCCTGGAGCGAGTCGCGTTTGAGCGGAAGTTCGAATACGTCGGGGAAGGCCTACCGATGAAGGCGACGGTCGTGACGACGCGCGCTGACACGGCGACGTCGGTCACGTCGGACGCAGATTTCCAGCTCACAAGGGAGGTCGACACGCCCTTGATCGGGTGGGGCGACACCCGGGAGAAAGCCGAATGAAGCTCACCTACGTCACGGGTGCGGTGCTCGGCATCGCGGTCGGCATGGGCTTCTCCGCGGCGATGCGCGCGCTCACGGCCCAGAAAGCGGAGAAGGGCACCCAGCAGTGGGAGATTCCGGTCGCGGGGCCGGAGTTGATCCGCCTCCGCGTGTTCGATACGAACGGGGTGTGTCTCTATCTGGCGAGTAACTACGGCGGGACGCCCAACCTCACCATCGCGGCGATCTCGAAAGCGCAGCTCCCGCCGGGAGCGGGGTGTCAATGAAAGTCGCCGTCCTGTCCACCGTGATCTTCGAGGTGCCTGATGGCTCGACGCTCTACGACATCCGGGAACGCTTCCTGCGAGCCCATCAGATCGCGGTCGACCAGCCGATGGAAACGCTCACCGGCCAGCCGTACGTGCTGCGCGGGATCGAACGGCTGGAGGTCGAGAAGCGGCCGAAGGGCGTGACGTAGTGGCGCTGCCCCTGACCCAGCACGAACTCGACGCCCAACGGTGCGCCGTGCCGGGCTGCTCCCACGACAGTTGCGAACTCGTCCTCGCCGCGCGATGTCACTTGGGCATGGCGACGATTGTGACCTACGTGAAGGCGCGCGGGGTGCTCGTCGTGACGTGCGCGGTCTGTCAGCGCGTCGTGACCGAGATTTCGGTGGCGCCCTGAAGGACCTGAGAAGGGGCTTCCAAGGGGCTTACGCGCGTGAGCGTTTTGTATTGCTCGGCCAACGATCGGATCTCCGCTTCGAGCCGCAGATACGCGGGATCCCCGTTGCGGATGCGCTGGCCCTCGTCCCCGGGTAACGCCTGCAGTTGCTGATAGGCCCGGGAGATCGCCGCTAAACACTCTGAGGCGCTCACCCCTTCACCAGATAGATCAGATCGTGCCACCACGCCTTCCACGTCGCCCGCTCCCGGATCGTCCACAAGCGCCAGCGCGTCCGGAACGGAAAGCGGAGGGGGTGCGTCCAGGGCTCCACGGGCGTCGGCACGATCCGGAGCTGGGCTTTGGCCATGCGCAATTTCACTGCAGGACGGTCGGCTGCGCCTGCGTCGCCTCGAGCAGCAGGGTCAGGAGATCGGGCGGCTGAAAGGGATGCGTCTCGAGCTCGTGCCAGTCGTCGTTTCGGCCGCCGCACACGACACACGCATCCCACCGGGCGATCACCGCCGCCAGGCCGCGCCGCAAGTCCGCATCGGTGAAGCAGCGCATGCAGGCCGTCACCCCGCCTTCTTTCGGGACGCGGGGGCCGCGGGCAGGGCGGTGCTCGAGCGGCGCCGGGCTTTGACCTGTGGTTTCTTTCCGGCGACCAACGCAAGACTCTGCGTCAACGCCTCCAAGATGGGCAACGGTCGACCTGTTTCGACCACGGCCGGCTGCACGATCTCCTGCCCCGCGATCTTCGCGTCGATCAAGCGGCGTAAGTCCGCTTGATACGTATCGGTGAAATCGTCCAGGCGCAAGGGTTGGGTCCAGGCCTCGACCACCAATTTCGCGGCGACCGTCGCGCCCCGCAACGCCGCCGACACCAACGCCCGCCGATCCGCCCCATACGGCGCCGATCGCCATTCGGCCGCGTGATGCAGGGTATATAGACTCAAGCAGCGATCCCCTGAGGCCACCGCCACTAAATACTCCCGCCCGTAGATCGCCAGCGTGCCGATGCCCACGGATCCCGCGATCGCGTCCACGAGCACGGCGTACGCATCTTGGGCGGGTCCGCCGTCGGGCCCATCGGGCACCAGGAAGTAGGCCCGGTCGATCGCCCGCCACGGCAACGATGCGGCCGGCGCGAACTGCGTCAGGGCAATCACGCGCGTCGAGTCGGGGGCCACCGCGTCCAGTTCGTCGGCGTTGACGAGGACGTACTGGCCCGGGGCGACTTCATACCCCTTCACGATCTCATCGCTGAGGACGTCGCGTTCGCAGCTCGCACACCACTTCTTCTGCGTCACGCGGGCCTGGCAGGGCGCGTCGTGGATTTGATGGAAGCTGATCGTCGCGCTGGCTTCAGTGGCCGCATACATCTTGATCGGGACCTGGACCAGAGAGAGTTGGAGGGTGCCTTTCCAGATCGCGCGGGGGCTCGCCATCAAACGAAGGCCTCCGGCCAGGGCAACGGCACGTCTACTTCGCGCGCCAGTGCTTCCTTGATGCGCTGCAGCCGGAGGTCGTGGACCCGCTCGCGCAGCTCGTCGAGTGGCATCCGCTTGAAGTCCAGCGCACAGCACTGCATCTCGCCGTCGTCGCCGTACGGCCGACAGTGCCGCCCGTGATTCAGCCACCATTCGTACCGGAGTTCGAGTTCGAGGGCGTCGGGCTCGCTCACGCGTCCTTCCCGTTTCCGTTCCCGTTGACGCGTTGCGCCTCGATGAAGGCCTGCAAGTCCAGCGGGTCGATCCGGTACCGGGCCCCCAACCGAATGACGGGGATCTTCTTAGCCCGAATCAACCGCCGCACGTAGTCCTCACTCAAACTCAACCGGTAGGCCACATGGGACACCTCGAGCAGATGGCCCGGCAACGGCAGGAGTGGATCGGCCGGCAGCATGGTGCGTTTGCGTATGGTCCTCTGATTCTCGCCCCGTTCGGCCCGGCCGGATCACGATTAGCCACGCGTCCGTAGGGTCAGGCACGCCGTGGCCCACTGTTGCCCACCGGTTCCGATCCAGGCTGGAACCCTCAGACCCACAACCCAGAAGGGGGAGTGCCGCATGGCGTCGTCTCCCACGATCTCCGGACCACCCCCGTCCAGCCTCTGCGGTACGGGAGGCGATGGACGCTGCCGATCGTCCGCGTCGCGCGCATGGTCCTCTTCTTCCTTTGGTTCATGAAGCTCTTAGACAAGACCTTCTGTGCAGTCCGCTGGGCGGATGCCCATTCCGCGGGATCAGTGACCGAGTACGCCGAACACGAATTACCCCATCGATCCGCCCACTACACGACGTACGGCTTTCTCCTCCGGCAAGACGAAACCGGGTTGACCTTAGCCACCGAACACTCCGACGAGCACACCTATCGCGGGGTGTGCTTCATCCCGGCCTTGATGGTGGTGGAGCTGACGCTGTTGACGTTGACCACCAAGCGGGTGCCCAAGGTGAAGGCCTGATGGCGCTCGCACCCGCGCGTCCCTGTACACATCCCAAGTGCGCCCGCCTGGTGCTAGCCGGCAGCGAGTGTCCCGATCATCCGAGGCCCAGCGCGCAAGCCCGGGGCTACACCAGTCAGTGGGCCACGTATGCCCGCAGCTGGTTGATCAAGTACCCGTGGTGTGGCCAACGCGGTGATGGCCTCGCCCATCGCGAGCACAGTCGCTGCGTCCAACGTGGGCTGAAGACGCGCGCGCAGGTCGTCGATCACATCGTGTCGATCGCGCGTGGTGGGGCGGTGATGGACCCGCGCAATCACCAGTCGCTCTGTCGCAGCTGCAACGTGACCAAGGGATAGCCGATTGTCCTTGACATCCACACACACGGCGCGATGCGGTCGCAAGTCGTTGACCTGCAACGGGCGGGGGGGGGATCGAAATCTCTCCAGACTGGGCGGCCCGGGAAACCGCTCCAGGGTTCCCTCGCGCGCTGTCAGCAAATGAATTTCGCATTTTAGGAGCGTTTTGAGTGCCAGGTACTTCGAGTTCAGGCGGCCGGAACAGGAAATCGCAGCGCGCACACGCGCTCGCCGGCACAGGCCGGAAAGATCGCGGGACCGCGAAGACCTCGACGTCGGCCGACACGCCGGATGTACCCAAGGGCCAACCCCCGACGCCGATCGGCTTGATCGGCCCCGCGCTGGCGGAATGGCACCGCATGGTCGCGCGCCTCGACGACGCGAAGACGTTGTCGACCGTCGACGACGCCGTGCTCTATCAGTACTGCTGCTTGTTCGCCGAGACCGAAGCGATCAGCGTGGCGCATCGCACGAATGTCGCGCTCGTCGAGAAGCTGCAGGCCGCGATCAACAAGCTCAAAGACGGCGAGCAGATCGTGCGGGCCATCGAGTCGATCGTCCAGCTCAAGAAACTCGAGGTGAAGTCGACGACCCAGCTCCGCCAGGGGCACATGGCCGTGCGCCAGTACCTGGTCGAGCTCGGGATGACGCCGGCGGCTCGATCCCGCGTCAAGGTCGCCGACGCGCCGGCGCCCGAGGATCCGTTTGCGGAGTTTGATGAGCCGACTACCCAAGCCCATTAAGGCGGCCGTGGTCCGCGTCGCGCTCGCCGTGGGCACGGTGCTCGGCCTCGTCCATCCGGTCGACGCCTACGCGCGCCGCGTCGTCGCCGGGGCGATCCCGGCGGGGAAGTATCACCGCCTCAGTTGTGAACGCCACCTGCGCGATCGCCAACGCGAAGGGACCGCGGCGTTTCCGTACCGCTTCGACGCGGCCAAGGCCGATCGGTTCTTCCGGTTTGCCAGCAAGCTCAAACACTACAAGGGCGAATGGGCCGGCTCGTTCATCGTCCTCCAGCCCTTTCAGCAGTTTCGGCTCGGCTCGATCTTTGGCTGGGTCCACGTCGACACGGGCCTGCGGCGGTTCCGCACGGCGTACCACGAAATTCCCCGCAAGAACGGCAAGTCGCTCGAGGCGGCGATCGTCGGGCTCTACGTCACGTTCTACGACGGCGAGCCCGGCGCGGAAGGCTACTGCCTGGCCACGAAGCGCGGGCAGGCGATGTTCGTCTTCAACGACATGAAAAAGCTCGTCCGGTCGAGCGGCCTGAAGGCGCGCATCACCGTCCGGGCGAAGAACCTCCACCGCGTCGACACATCCTCGAAGCTCGAACCGCTCGGGAAAGATCCGGAAGACGGGCTGAACCCGAACCTGATCATCGTCGACGAGTTCCACAAGATTAAGCACCGCGACACGATCGACGTGATGGAGACGGCCACCGGCGCCCGCCGGCAGCCGCTGAACTTCCAGATCACGACGGCGGGCAACGACCCCGTCTCGCCCTGTGGCGATCAACACTTCTACGCCTGCCAGCTGCTCGACCAGGTCCTCGTCGACGAGACGTTCTTCGCCTTCATCGCGCACGCGGATCCCGAGGACGACTGGACGCTCGACGCGACCGCGCGGAAGGCGAATCCGAACTACGGCGTGTCGATCAAGCCAGACGATCTGGCGGCGCTCGTCACGAAAGCCCTGGCGATGCCGAGCGCGGCCGCAGCGTACCAGCAGAAGCGCCTGAATCTCTGGGTCAACACCGACGCGCCCTGGTTGTCCATCGACGGGTGGAAGCGGGGGCAGAGTCCCTGGACGCTCGAGGAGCTGCGCGGACAGCCCTGCTTCGCTGCCGTGGACCTCTCGAGCAAGATCGATCTGTCCGCGCTCGCGTTCCTGTTCCCGCCGACGGCCACCCGGACCGCCTGGCGGTACGTCGTGCGGTGCTTCACGCCGGCGGACACGCTCCTCGCGCGGGCCCGGCGCGACCGGGCCCCCTATCAGCAGTGGACGACGGACCTCATTCCGGGCACGCCGTGGCCGTACTTGACGACGAACCCGGGCAACCGGATCGACCAGGCGGTGATCCGGCAGGCCGTGAAGGACGCGAAGACTCTGTTCGGGCTCACCATCCTCCGTGTGGGCTTCGACCCGTGGAACGCCGGCACGATCGAGAACGACCTCGAGATGGACGGGTTCGAGGTCCTCGAGATCCCGCAAACGATCAAACACATGACGCTCCCCTCGAAGGATTTCGAGGCGGAGGTGCTCGACGGGCTCGTCGACGCCGGCGGCAACCCCCTGCTGGCGGTGCAGGCGTCGAACGTCGTCGTGTACCGCGACGGGCCCGACAACATCAAACCGGTGAAGAAGCGGAGCACCGGCCGGATCGACGGCATCGTCGCAATGATCATGACGCGGAAGCTCGCGGCGATGGACGTCGGCCCCCCCGAGGACCCCTATCTGGTGGTCGGATGAAGGTCCGCGTGATCAACGACCGGACCGGCTGGACCAAGGTCATTGACCTGCCCGACGACGATCGGCTGTCGATCCGGATGCCATACGTCGACTATGCGCACGGCGGCTTTGGGGAGGCCACGTATACGTTCGCCGGCGAACAGGACGCCGCCGGGTTGCCGATCTTCCGGACCCGGGAGCGATGAAGCGGACCCATCCCGGCCGGCCCCGCGTCGACGACGACGACACCTCGATCGAAGTCGGCGTCACGCTCCCGCTGAAGCAATACGACGCGTACGCGCGGCGGGCGCAGCGGCTCACGCGCACGGAAGGCAAGGACGTCACGATCCCCGAGATCATCCGGCGCGAGCTCACCCGGCGCGCCGAATAAACATCGACAAATCACGGGCCCCACGCCCGACGCCCCACACTCGATCTGGATTGTGGGCAACCTGTGTGCGCTGGCTCTTGTTCTGGCGGCCGCCGTGTCTCTCGCACCGGGTGCTCGTGAATTTCACGCACACCGAATCGGAGGCGATCGAGGGCGTGCTGGTGGCCTCTCGGCCGCGGTGGCTGATCCTCAAGGACGCGTCCGCGCTGAAAGCGGGCCAGGCGCCGGTGAAGATGCCGGGCGACGTCTACGTCGATCGATCGACGGTCGCGTACCTGCAGGTGGCCCCGTGATCGTCCGCACGTTCGAGGGGCTGCAGGCCCTGACGACGCCCCAGCCGCGCTGGGCGTCCGCGGGCGGGTCGGTCCAGCTCTACGACTACCGCCATACGTACTTCGATCTGTTCAAAACCCAGCCCAACGTTCGCATTTGTATCGACTTTCTCGCGCGCAACATCGCCGATGTCGCCCCGCAAGTCTTCCGCCGCGTGTCGGATACCGACCGCGTGCGCCTCGCCGATCATGATCTGGCCACCTGGCTGGGCCATCCGAACCCCGCGACGACCCGCTACCGGCTGGTCGAAGCGCTGATCACCGACATGGGGATCTACGACCGCGCGTTCTGGGTGAAGGTGCGGTACCTCGACGCGGCGCACCGCGACGCGATCGGGCTCGTGCGGCTGCCGGCGGCCGAGATGACCGTCGAGGGCGGGCTGTTGCCGACCGGGTTTCTCTGGACCGTGAACGGGCGGGAGAAACACTTCGATCCCTCCGAGATCGTGTACTTCGCGGGCTACGCCGGGGGCATCTCGCCGCTCGAGACCTTGCGCCGCATTCTCGCGGAAGAAGACGCGGCCGGCAGCCATCGGGAAGGCTTCTGGCGCAACGCGGCGCGGCACGAAGGCGTGATCGAACGGACGCCCGGCGGCCCGACCGACAAATGGACGCCCGAGCAGAAAAACGCCTGGCGCGAGCAGTGGCAGGCGCGCTACACGGGCTCGGCCGGCGGCCAGGTGGCCCTCCTCGAGCCCGGATGGACCTTCAAAGCCGGGTCGTTTTCCGCGAAGGATTCCGAATACACGATCGGCGGCAAGCTCCGACGGGAAGTCTGCGCGGCCGTCTACCAGATCCCGCAACCGTTTGTGGGCATCTTGGACCACGCCACCTTCAGCAATATCAAAGAACAGCATAAGAACCTGTACCAGGACTGCCTAGGCCCGTGGTTCGAGATGCTCCGCCAGGAATTCCAGCGGCAGATCCTCGTCGAGTGCGAGGACCAAGCCGACGTCTACGTCGAGTTCAACATCGACAAGAAACTCGCCGGCACGCCGGAAGAGCGCGCGAGTTCGATGCAAATCTCGATCGGGCGGCCGTGGCGGACGGTGAACGAAGGCCGCGCGCTCGACAACCTGCCGCGGATCGATGACGCCGAGCTCGATACCGTGGCCCCGCAGCAGGGCGGGCCGTCGGATGCATCCGTGCATCCGGGCGCCACCCCGGCGCCGATGATGACCAAGCCGGACGCGCCGGCCGAGGCGACCACCGTCGCGCCCATCCTGCAGGCGCATCGCGCACGCCAAACCGCCCGTCTGATGAAGCTGCCCGCAGCGGAGCGCTCTTCGGCGTTCTTCGCGCAGGCCGACCGGTGGACACGCGAGCTCACGGCGGACTTAACGCCGATCTGTGGCGCGGCCGACGCGCGTCGGCTCGCGGGCGAGGCCACCACCGCGCTGTTCACCGAACTCGACGCGGAGGACGCTGCATGAGCCGCCACTACGACCACGTGTTGAGCTTCGCGATCTCGCATCCCTGGGCCGTCCTGCCCGAGATGCTGAGCATCATCGCCGGCATTCTCGCCCATCGGATCGCGGGCGTCGAGCTGGACCAGGCGCAGATCCAGGCCGCGCTGGTCGATCGCAAGAACCTGCCGCAGCCGCGCGTGGGGAGTGTGGCCGTGCTGCCGATCTACGGCGTGCTCGCGCCGCGCATGAACATGTTCAGCCGGATGTCCGGCGGCACCTCGTACGAGCAGCTCACCACGCAGCTCCGCGACGCCGTCAACGACAAGACCGTCCGCACCATCGTGTTCGACGTGAATTCGCCAGGCGGCAGCGTCGCGGGCAATGCCGAGTTCGCGGCCGAAGTGATGAAAGCGCGCGCGAAGAAACCGGTGATCGCGGTCGCGCAGTACACGATGGGCTCGGCGGCGTATCAGTTGTCGGCGGCCGCGACGGAGATCGTGGCGTCGCCCTCGGCGCACGTCGGGGGCATCGGGACCTACGGCATCCACGACGACCTGTCGGCCCAGCTCGAGAAGCTCGGCGTCAAGCGGACGTTCATCTCCGCCGGCGAGGGCAAGGTCGACGGCAACGATTCGGAACCGTTGAGCGAATCCGGACAGGCCCGGATCCAGGCGTTGGTCAACCAGGCGTACGACCAGTTCGTCGCGACCGTCGTGAACGGGCGCGGGAAGGGCATGACCGCCGATCGCGTCACGAAGGACTGGAAAGCGCACGTCTACGGCGCCGCGGAAGCGCAGGCGCTCGGCATGATCGACCGGGTCGCGACGCTCGACGACACGTTGCTGCGCGTGCTCACCGATTCCCCGGACGCCGCCGATCACCGCGCGGCGCAAACCGTCTTCTCGCTGCCGGCCCCCGACACGCTGCAGGAGCCCGCCCGGGCCACCAGCCAGGATCGGTCGTCGGATCGCGCCCTCCGGAACGTCCTCGAGGGCCTCTTGATCGAACTCGACACGTAAACAGGATCCCCGTCATGAAAAGTCTCGCGCAGCTCACCGCCGACAAAGACGCGATCGCCGCCAAGTTGAAAACCAAGCTGGAGGCCGTGATGCACGCGGCCGCCGAGCACGTCGTCACCCCGGCCAGCGCGACCGCGCCGGCCGTCCTCGGGCGGGAATGGACCCCCGAGGAGCGGGCCGAGCTCGAGGCGCTGGCCGCCGAGGGCCGCGCCATCAAGACCCAGATCGACGCCAAGCAGGGCGATACGAACCTGATGGCCGAGATCGAACGCCTGACCGGCGGGATGCACCAGGCCGCGGCCGAGGGGAACCGGGCCCGTGAAGTCCGCGAGCTCCGCTCGCTCGGCCAGCAGTTCATCGCCGATCCGACGTACCGCGCCTGGATCAAGGAGGGCCTGCACCGTCGACAGGGCTCGTTGTCCCCCAGCGTTGAGCTGCACGCGACGACCGTCAGTGAGGCGGCCGGATCGGCCGGCCCGCTAGTGCTCCCGGACTACCAGCCGGGCATCGTGCCGCTGCTCTTCAAGCGGTTGGTGGTCGCCGATCTGATCGCGCCCGGCACCACGACGAGCAATCTCATCTCGTACATGAAGGAAACGACCTTCACGAACGCCGCCGCGGCGGTGCTCGAAGGCGGGCTCAAACCGGAATCGACGCTGGTCTTCGCCGCGGCCACGAGTGCCGTGCAGAAGATCGCGCACTGGATCCCGGTCACCGAGGAAATGCTCGAGGACTTCGCGCAGACCGCCTCGATCATCGACGCGCGGTTGCGCCTGGGCGTGGACCTGGTTGAAGAGGACGAGCTCCTCAACGGATCCGGCGTCGCGCCGCATCTGCTCGGCTTGAACACGCTGCCGGGGCTCTCGGCCGCCGTCGCGCGCGGCGCCGACAGCAACGCCGACGCGATCTTCAAACAGATCACGGCGATCTCGACGACGGTGTTCATCATGCCCGACGGCATCGTGATGAATCCGATCAACTGGCAGACGATTCAGCTCACCAAGAACGCCGCGGGCAACTATCTGGGCACCGGCCCGTGGGCGCCGGCGCAGCCGACGCAGCTCTGGGGCCTGCCGGTCGCCGTCACGCCGTCGGAAGTGGCGAACTCGGCGCTCGTGGGGGCCTTCCGGTCCTGCGCGCAAATTTTCCGCCGCGGCGGGATGCGCGTCGAGTCGAGCAACAGTCACGCGTCGTTCTTCATCAACAACCTGGTCGCCATCAGGGCCGAAGAAAGATTGGCCTTGGCGGTATACCGAGAAGCGGCTTTTGGCAAGGTCACGGGTTTGGCCTAGCAGGGGTGATCGACCCGCCGGTCGCGCCGATCGGCGGGTCGGTCCGTTCTTTCAAGGAGACGTGAGATGGGTCAACCTCGCTACGATCCGGTCCGGAATCAATACGTCTACGGCTTCGACGCCGACTCGGATGTCGCGAACCTCGTCGACGGCGCCATCACCCACGCGGAGGGCGTCCACGCGCTGACGAAAGCCAGCGTCGGCGCCTACACCCTGTCCATCCCGACGGCGGCGGAGGAAGGGATGCACCTGACCCTCGTCAGCCGCACGGCGTTCGCGCACGTCGTGACGCTGGCCGGCGGCCTCGGCGGGAACGCGGCCGACGACGTGCTGACCTTCACCAACAAGGTCGGCAGCAACATCTCGCTGTTCGCCGACAACGGGTTCTGGGTGCCCGACGGGACGGCGTACGGCGTGGCCATCAGCTAAGGGTCGGATGTTCCGTCAGGACCCGGGCCCCTGTCTGATCTGCGGCGCCGCGCACTGTAGTTGCGGCGGCGGGCCGATCCTCGTCGAGCTGCTGCCGGCGACGGCGGCCGCCCGGGTGATCCCGGTTCCGCTGCCGCCCCTCGCGGCCGACGCCATCCAGGCGACGCTGCCGCCCGAGTCCTTCACGAGCGCCACGTATCGCGGCAACCGCACAAAGAAAAAGCCGTGAGTGTCATCTGGCCAAACAACTGGGCGCACGCCACGGCGACGGCCCCGCATGCTGTCTCCGTGCTCGTGACCGCGCCGACGTGGGAACCGCTCACCGTGGCGCAGGGGAAGCTCCGCGCCGGGCTGGAGTGGGCCGACGGCGATCCGCGGGATGACTTGATGCGCGGGTTCATTGCCGCCGCGCGATCGAAAGTCGAGCAGGATACCGGCCTCGCCTTGCCCGAACAGACGCGCGACATCTACCTGGACGCCGTGCGCGGGATTTTGACCTTGCCGGCGTTGTCGAAGCCGCTGCAGGCGCTCACCTCGATCACCTCTACGGATAGTGCGGGCGTGCCGCATGTCCTCGATCCGGCGATCTACGTCGTCGATCTCGCCAGCGCGCGAATCGGCTTGGCCCTCACGGGCGCGTGGCCCACCGACCTGGCGCCGTTCCAGCCGTATGTGCTGCGGATTGTGGCCGGGTGGGCGACGGTGGAGCTCCTGACGGCGGACGCGCCGCTCCTGGTGCACGCGGTGGGGCTGTTGACGGCGCACTACGCGACAGTGGGCCGGGACCTCACGACGGTCGGCACCATCATCACGACGACGCCGGAAGGGTACGAGGCCGCGATCGCCAGCTATGTCCCGGTGGTCGTCGCATGATCGGGCTCAACCGGACGTCCATCGCCGAACGGCACTGCTGGACCCAACTCCAGAATCCCGGCCCCGCGATCCCCGACAGCGAAGGCGGGTTCACAACGGCGTGGACCGACTGCGATCCCGCGCATCTGTTCCTGTCGATCAGCCCGGCGACGGCGCGCGAGCTCGAGCGGATCGCCGCGGGCACCGTGCTCGCCACCGCGACGCACATCGTCAAGGGCCCGTTCCATCCGCAGGTCGGGGTGCAGACGCGCCTGATCTACCGGGGCCGGGTGTTCAACGTGACCGGCGGCGGGAGTCCCGACGAACGGCGCGTTGAGATGGAGCTCGTGGTTGTCGAGCTGCTCGGCGCCGACCTCGTCAACGATCACGCCTGGATGCAGCCCGGCTGGCTGTCCACCAATCCCGCGTGGGTGCAGGCAGGGACGTTCTGATGGCCGACGTCCTCCTGAAACCGGCGTTTGTCTCGCCCTACCTGGATGGGCCGGACCTGACCAAGCTCCAACCGAGTGCGTGGAATGCCGCCCGGCTGTTCAGCGGCGGGACTGACGGGCAGATCGTGACCCGGAGTGCAGCCTCCCCGACGGGCGCCGCCTGGACGACGCCGACCAGTGTCGATCTCTCGGGCTTGGTCGTCACCACCCGCACGGTCAACGGCCACGCCCTCTCGGCGGATGTCACCGTCACGAAAGCCGATGTGGGCTTGGGGAGTGTGGAGAATACGGCGCTCTCGACGTGGGGGGGATCGACCACCCTCACCACGATCGGCGCGCTCACCACGTTGAAAGTCGGCGGCGTCAGTCCGCCCGCGGGCGTCGAAGGGTATTTCGTCTCCACGTCGGCCTCGGATCCGCGCGGGTTGATGTCCGCGCAGTTCTCGACGGATACGGTCAGTGCGCGGCTGCATCTCCGGAAGGCGCGCGGGACGGAAGCGGCGCCGACGACGGTCGTCACCGGGGATGTACTCGGCCGCGTGCGGTTCAGCGGCTACGACTCCGCGAATTTCCTCCAGTCCGGATCGATCGACGTCGTCTCGACGGGGACGATTGCCGCGACGCGGGTGCCGACGGTCATGACCTTCAGTGTCGCGACGGATGCGACGCCGAGTGTGTTGACGGAAGTCGTCCGGCTCGCCGGCACGGGCGCCGTGACGCTGGCGGCGATCGCGCCGGGGAGTGTGGCGGGCCTCTACGCCGGGACCCGGACGC